CGCAGCAGCATCGGGCGCGCCGCCGCGTTGTTTTGGATGACTGTATTGACCCTGATCTCCTACGCCTTCCATGTGGGCTTCTATGTCTTGGGTGGTGGCATTCCGCAACCATGGCCGTGGGTAATTGGTTCCGTCCCGCCCGTACTAATTTTTGCTATGGCCTACATCAGTAAGCGGGAGGGATGGTACCGACGTACTGCAAAGGGGGCAGCCAGCACTGCAAATGACAGTAGGTGGAATTACCGCAATCTCAGCAAGGATGAAAAGGAATCATTGCTTGGATTGACGCCCAAGCAGATTATGGAGAGGTTTCCGGGGGTTCAGGAGCGCACAGCTAGAAATTGGGCTAAAAATATTCAAGGATGATAGTGTATAAAGTAAAAGGAGTATCTGCATTCAACTGGCTCCTATATGAGTACAGGAGGGGATCCTCTTCTAGAGGTTTAGAGTTTTCCTTATCCATCAAAGAATTTGCCCGCCTTACAAAACTTCCTTGTTATTATTGCGGCGGGCTGCCGTGCATGGTAAAGAAGAGGCATAGATTTTCATATGTCTACAATGGGGTAGATAGGAAAGATAACAATAAGGGATACACCAAAGCAAATTCAGTGGCGTGTTGCCATCGCTGTAACATGGCAAAGGGAGCGATGAGCATTGATGAGTTTTATGGGTGGATTGAATCTGTACACAAGCACTCATTTCGCTAATGAAACTACTGCCAATAGTAGTCGCAAAACTACCAAAGGTAGTAGTGAGTTAGTAGGAACTAAGTCCTAGTTAGGGGGATTATCATACGTTCTTTTACCGATTGGATTGACCAAGAAAAATTCATTGTCCGTCAGACATGGGACACTGAGAAGAGAGAATGGGCGGGGGCCGGCCCCCTCGTTCTTTTCCCTTTTCAGCGTCGCATATTGGAACACTGTTTGACCCCGGATGCTAATGGCATCCTGCCCTACGCCACCATAGTTTATTCCTGCCCTAAAAAAGGAGGCAAAAGTTCTTTGGGCGGGGCGGTGGCGGCATGGGCGGCAGAGGAGTTTGACCCTGGCAGTGAGATTTATGTCGTGGCCTCCAGCCAAGAGCAGGCTGAGGGGCGTGTGATGCGCGACGCTAAATTTCATGTTGAGCATGCCGAGCGGTGGAATATTCGTGATGACAATATGGTTACAGCCTATAAAATCCAGTATCCCAATGACAGTTATATTCAGGCTCTGGCTAAGTCGTACAAAGCAGCCGCCGGCTCCCGCCATTCTCTCTCTGTATGGGACGAATTATGGGCCTACTTGAGTCGCCTGGATATGCGAATGTGGGCAGAACTCACTCCCATACCCACAGTCAAGAACTCCATTCAGTTCGTAGCCACATATGCAGGCTTTGAAAATGAATCTGATTTGCTGTGGGATTTATACTTGAAGGGTGTGGGTACTGACGAACATCCCGAGGGGCGCGGCCAGCCCATCCCCGGGCTGGAAGACCTGCCGTGCTGGAGCAATGGGCGGCTATTCGTATATTGGGATCACGAAAATCGCATGCCATGGCAAACTGACCAATACCTGACCCAGCAGCTTGCCGCCCTGCGCCCCGCCGAATACCTGCGCTTCCATGAAAATCGGTGGGTTACTTCGCATGAGGAATTCATTCCTGCCGAATGGTGGGATAGGGCTGCCGCCGCCTACCCAAAAGATGCTCTCATTTGGAGAGAGCATCCTTATCGCACTTATCCTGTGTTCGTGGGCTTGGATGCCGCTACCAAGCATGACTGCATCGCCATTGTAGGAGTTTGCTATGATGGTGCAAAGGGAGACATCATCCAGTTATTTCACCGTATTTGGACTCCCGTCCCTGGGGAGGTCTTTGATTTTGAAACCACCATAGAGCCCTTCCTGATGGATGTGAAGAAGAACTTCAATCTTCAGGCGATAGCTTACGATCCCAAGGATATGCACCAGACCTCTGTAAGACTTGTCAGGGCTGGTCTTCCTATGATAGAATACACACAGTCGCCGTCGAAAATGACGGCGGCCAGCCATGCGCTATCCGAGGTGTTGCGGGCGGATAACTTCCGTGCCTATCCTTCAGAGGAAATGCGCAACCACCTCCGCATGGCGGTAGCCGAGGGCAGGGCAGGGGGTTTCACTATCCGAAAAGATAAGGCCCGCGCCGCCCGCCCGGTGGATGCCGCCATCGCATTAGCCATGGCTACGCGTCTGGCAATTGCATCGGGAGGGGTGAATGCGAATGAACCGATCCGACTTGAATCTGCATTCGGGGATCGAACTGCATGGGGGACAACCGACCCTTCATCTCCAGCATGGCTCCCGCATCAATTTCGCGAGGATGACCAATGACCGATAGCAACTTGAACCGCTTGGCTGTTATTCAAAATATAGGCGCAGCCCGCACCGCCTCCCAAGACTGGCATAAGCGCATTCAGGAATACCGCGACTTGTATTTGTTCGAGCACTATAAACATGAGAAGAAAGCAAAGCGCGGTGAAATTCGCTACTCTGACCCGACCTATACCAACGTAGTGGATTTGGCGGTGGGCATTTTACTGGCGAACCGTATGGATTGGAGCGCACATGGATGGAGTCCAGATGCTCAGGAGCAGAAGGCATCCAGCAACGTAGAGAAATACTTGAACGGCGTTTTGATGGTCGCTTCGCGCCGTGAGGCTTACGATATTGAATATTGGAATGACTTCCAATTTGTGCGGGACGGCTCCAGCGTTATTTATACCGTTTGGGATCCAAAGATAGCCCGCCGTGCTGAGGGTATGGTTACGGTTCCGGATGAAGGCATGGAAGAGGGCACCAAAGAGGTACCCGCCTTGTTGGAGTCGCCGTTGCGAGTGCAGGTGGTTGACGCGTTGACTGTGAGCTTTCTGCCCGGCGGCCCGCGCCGCTGGCAGGCGGTGGTGCGGGATGAAAAACTTCCAGTGAAGACCATTGAAGAGCGGTATGGGGTGACGCTGGATAAATATTCCCATTTACAGCCCGCCGATAAAGCCACGACCTTAGCCACCGTTTCCGATTATTGGGAATTGGTAGAAGTTACCAATAAATATGAAACGCCGGCCATGGGAGCAGAGGGCGAAATGCTGTTGGATGAAGAGAATGAACCCATCTTGGAAACCCGCTATGATTGGCGCAAGTTCCAACCTTGGGCGGCTGATGCCAAGCCCACGCAAATCGGCACCGTCAATGCTATTCTGGTAGACGAGCAGTTTGTGCGCGATGTCCAATTTATGTGGGGCTATGAAGACCTGCCGTACACCGAGGGCTTCTTCAAGCCGGTCAGCCGCACCGAATCAAAGGATTGGGGGCATGGCATCATTCAACCCCTGCGAACCTCGGTGGAATTACTCAACCGTGCCATCAACCGCCGTACCTTCCAACTGGATGTGTACTCTGAACTTCCGTTGATTGCCATGGCTGGGCCGGGGCAGAACATTCAGATTGACCCCGGCCTCGCCCGCATCGTCAAGTTGCAGCAAGGCTCTGACATCCGCTTCCCCCAGTGGCCGGGCAACCCACCTGATTTTGAAGAGCATGTAGGCTACCTGCGCTCCAAGGTGCAGCAATCTGGTTTCTCGGATGCCATGATGGGTGGCTCCAAGGAGCCCTCTGGCTATGCTCTTTCCCTGATGGGCGACCAGAACCGCATTCGTCTGGAGCAGCCCGTGCGCCATTTGGCTTTGCAGTGGGAGACATGGGCAGAGAAAGTTTTGCGCCTGACCAAAAACTTTGCTGGGAATAATGTCATTCGCGTGTATGGTCGCACCCGTGGGCGGGCGTTTGCAGATTATGTATCGGGCACGGGAATTGACGAATACATGGTGGAGTGCAAGATTACGCCCGAGTTTCCCAATGAGAAAGCCCGCAATCATGCTTTCTTTGTACAGACTAAAGGCGAGCTTCCGCTATCCTATCGTATGGAGCATTACCTGCACATTGAGCAGCCGGATGATATGGAAGAGCGCAAGCTGGAAGAGAGATTGCTGCAAGACCCAGTGATGCAGCAATATGCCATGATAAACCAACTGCGCCGGCGCGCCCTCAATGGGGATGAGGCGGCCAAGATAATGCTGGAACTGGTAAAGCAACAGGCAATGAAGAACCAGGGAGGGCGACCAGAAGAACCCAACGCCCCGCCCCAGTTTGAAGGCATGCCTTCACCTACTGGAGCATTGACCCCACAGGAGCAGGGCGGCCTGCCCGCTGGACAGAGTGAGGGGGATCAACTGAACAAGATGATAAACGCCTCCCCAGGTATGGTGCAATAATGGCTGTCCCCGGCTTTGACAAAGCCCGCCAGCGCATTGAGCGTGCCACCGAGCGTGCTTTGAGCAAGGTGGAAAAAGTCATGGGCGAACCAGACGATAATCTGGTATTCTATGAATCTCTGACCCCCGAAGAAATGGCGGCGGTTCAGAACAGGTATCCGGGGCAGTTCCCGGATTATGTTAGGGACCTGGAACTGCAAAGGTTGAGGCAACATGGCAAAGAGTAGAGGTGGCAGCAGCGGCTTGGTTCCCGTGCTTCCCATTCCTAAAGACTGGGATCCAATAAAGACATCCAAAAAGAATTTGACTGAGCTTCCTGGGTCGGTCTACTATTCTCCTTATCAAGCCCGCATTCCTTATAATGTGCCCCTTCCAAGGGCAGGGACTGGCGTCGGGTCTTTGGCCCAGAGCGGCGGTGGCTCTGGTGGTTTTTTGGGGGAAAAGACGCAGGGGCGTGGTCCCTCGCCTGCTCGCCTAGCTGCATTGGCCGCGGCTACTCCAGCCCCTCCTGCTTGGTCTGAGAGCTACAAGATAGCGGGGGCACCGCGTTGGTGGAAAGGTTTGGCTCCCTCTACATTGACCGCCAATACGTCGTATCTGGGATTGATAAACAACATCATCCCATTCCTATCCCCCGAAGACCAGCAGAGCATGGCGGGTTCGCTGTTCCGCGCCGACCCAACGGCCTTTGCCGCTTACAATCCTGAAACATTGACCATTCGCCCTGGGACAGTGACGACCGCAACTCAAGAGCAGTTCACCTCAGCGGAGCGGGCGCAGAACATCCTGAAAGCTCTGTCTTCCTTCGCCAAAGCCACTGGCAAGTCGGAAGGTGACTTGGGGCCTGGCTACAAATTCCTGCGCAGCGTGGCCGATGTGATGAGGGATTATGGGGGCAGTGACTTGAGCGGGCAGACCCGCACCCAATTTACTCAGATGCAGGCCGCCCTTGACCCGTTGTTTGCCGAGGCCAAATCGGAGAGATTAGGTGCCTATGAACCCATCATTCGTGCGCTGGCCTCGCCGTTCTTCTCGGATCGCTCGCTGACTCCGGTGTCCCGCACGGAGAGCGGAGAATATGTCTTTGGTCAAGTGAATCGAAGGTGGTTCGGCTAACTTAGTCTTAGTTCAATATAGAAAGGAAACACAATGGCAAAATCAATCGCACCGTATGTTGCTTTTCAAATTGACCCCAATCAATTGGCTGCCAAGTTGAATGAGGAGGCGGCGAAGGGCTATCGTTTCAAGAAAGCTTTCTTCACCCTGCCTCATGTTCTTCATGTGGTGATGGAGCATGAGAGCCTGCGCCCCCTTATCAGGCTAGCCCCCCTTCAGAATGAAGAACCAGCAGTTCGGGAGTTGGTTGAGAAGCCAGCGAAAGGTTCCATTGATCTGACCCCGGACGAACCCCCCGCTGAATAAATGGGCATCAAAGAAGATATTGAGCGACTCCGCAGAGAAGCGGAAGAGAACACGTGGCGGGGTGGGGGTACTGGAGCCAGGTACGCCCCTCCGCCATTCGTTCCCAGCTACACCGCGCCCCGCGAGAATGACCGGGGCGGCAGTGTTTCATCTGTTCCCAAACCCTACATCCCGCCCCTGTCCCCTGTGGGAGTGCGAGGCGCTCAAGGCGGTGTCACCCCCGCCCCTCCGTTTGAAGAAACCGTAAAAGAATTCGTACAGCAACTGCGGGCGGGGCAAAACGCCCCGCCACCCCCGCCGCCCGACCCCGAACTCCCCCGTGTGGGGGATCGTGTATATTGGAATGAAGCCAAAACATCGTTTTCTCGGCTGAACACCGGGGTTCCTGTTTATTGGGATGAAGTTGAGCAGAAGATTACGCTGACCCCCACTCCCAAGCCCTATATTTGGACGGCGGATGTCACTGACCACCGTTTTGCTGCTGGGCAGTATGGAGAGCAATTCAACACCTCGCCTCTATTACGTCCTGCCAAGGATGTCGGCACTCCTGTTCTTCGCGCTTATCGAGAGCGGATGCGCAGACAGGCAGAGCAGTGGAATCTGCCGGAGCCTGCCTATCTGCCCCCATCCATATCGCCGCCTGTTACACAAATGCGTGTATTTGCAAACAATGAGGGTGGTGTGTGGCAGCCCTATGTGTTGAGTTCTGCTCCCCAAGGGCTTTTTGAGGGGTTTGTTGCTGTCACCACCGAACCCTTCCAAGGCATATCATTGAAGGGGGCTACGCCCATTTGGGATTTCTTCTATAATGGCTTGATGTTCTTGAAGGAGGTGGCGGAGGCTAGTTTCTTTAGGAGTGCCGGCCCGGCATTTGAGGCGAGCACTGGCACCTTCGTTCAAACTCAGTGGGAGCAGGTGAGGCATTATCAAAATCGCCTGGTTCAAACATGGAATGAAATATGGGCTGCCCTGCCATCGCTTCCTGTAGGGGACGATATTATTTCACAGGCGGCTAATCGGCAATATGGAAGCTTCCTGCCGCCCGACCCCGCAGTGAAGCAGGCCCAGATTGATGAAGCGGACGCGCTGCGTCAGCAAGCCTACGCCGATCTTGACACTCTGCGCTCATCGGGGGATTTCATCACTCCTGATGCTTTTACGGATATTCGTGAGAGTATCCGCTCTGCCATCCAACTGGATAGGCAATCTTTGGATTGGGACCCATATCAATCCTTTTCATGGGCAGCATATCCAGATAAGGAAGCGCGCTTCATAGAAGCGGCGATTGATGCCGAGATACAGCTTGGGCGTCCCATGACTCGGTGGGAAGTAGTGAGCTTGCGCAGGGGCTTTGAGGACATCAATGCCCAGTTCGTTGGCGAGGTTGTCTTTGACTGGACCAACTTCATCCCCGTGGTTCTGATGGATAAGATGATAGTTGGCCCCATCAAACACCTGTTGAAGTCTTTCAAGACCGACCTAGTGGCTTCTAACTTGGCGGCCCCTGTAGTACGTTTCTTTACGGAGCGTGCCACTTCCTCGGCGGCTCGCCAAGTGCGGGATAATGCATGGGTCATCGTGTACGACTCGGCTCGTCATTCCCCCTCCATTGATGGATTGGTCAAGCAGTTGGATGATTATGCTACTGCTCTGGGAATGCGAGGGGAAGTTGATTCCATAGAATTGGCTACCCGTCTCAGGTCAGCCAACCCCGACCTCGGCCCAGCCCAAATAAACTTCCTGCGCCGCATGGCAGATGTCATCCCTCCCACAACCGCTGATGGGGTGTCTACATGGGGGCGACTGGTAGAAACGGCGCGCAGCACCCGCTATAACCAGGCATTGGAAGAGGCAACCGAGACGTTGAGGGCGATGGGCAATCTAACCGATGAGGTCATCAACGAGCGGGCGGCATTGATTGCGCGGGAATTGGCGGACGATCCTAAGCAACTCGCCCCTGTGGTTGCTTCTCTGTTTGAAACTCGACTGCGCCAATCTCATGTGGTGCCGTGGTCAAGACTCATCTACGACGATTCATTGAGTGCGGGTGTGGTGCGGGCTTTTGAAAACATTACAGGGGGGCCGCAGCAGGGGTTGCGTAGTGCCGCTGATACTATAGCGCGAGGCGGGAATTTTATACATCGGGTGTGGGTGCAGGCTGTGTTGTCCGCCCGCCCCGCGTGGGTGGTGCGCAACTATATTGACAGCACTTTCCGCTATCTGGTATATGGTGGTCGCTTGTTTGATGATTGGGAAGCCCTGCGTATTCCCTATGCCAATGGCGATAAGATTTTCCCCGTAGAGTTCATTCAGGCATTCGCCCACGAATTCATGCCCGGTTCGTCTTCAGTGGAAGCCCGCATGATATATGAAGGCAAATTTCCAGGCGGGTTCTTCTCTGATTGGGGTGCGTTGTGGAAGAAGAGCAAGTGGCAGGCACTCAATCCCATCAATGCCTTTCGCACTTGGAAAAATAGTTGGACTGACCTGAATCGAGCCATTGAATACAGCTTGCGCGTGCGATTGTTTGAGCAGACTGCCGCCAAGACACTATCCCAACTCAGCCCGCTGGCTCTGGAACGTTCTCTTGCCAATGTGCCAGAAGCTATGCGCCCACTAGCTCGTCAGATATGGAATGCTGCCCGGGGAGATCCTCAGCGATTTGGCACTTTAGTGGATTCAGTGTTTACCCGCCAGAAGCAGGGGCGGGTCATCTGGCGCAATTTGGTTCCCGATGCTGTTCGTGATACCTTCCTCGGTCGCTCGCTGGATAATGAACTGCGTGCCATCGGCCAGATTGAAGAGCGGCTGTATCTGTTCATCTCCAATGAGATGGAGCGGGGCGTTGATGTCAAGAATATAAATCTTGATAAGTTCTTTGATGACGTTCTCAAAGACATCGCAGATTTTGCGGAAAAGAGCGCACTTGCCAAGCGAGCTATTATTGAAAGTGCCTCCGAAGTACCGACCCGCCCTAACACCGCCTCCTCTATGGAAGAAGTCATGGTGGATATGTTGGATGAACCGGCAGCGGCAGAACGAGCCTTGCAGGAGGCCAATGATGCGGCCGGCGAGGTAGCGGAACAGGTTTATGATGCAACCAACCGTGCCCCCGGCGGCTCGCTGTACACCCTTGAGCAAGAGAACATCATTCGTCAGGAGCAAGAGGCGGTGTTTGCCCGCTACTACGACACAATTGCAAAATCAGAGATGCCGATTGAAGCCAAGGCGATCTTGGAACGACAGGTGTCGCAGTACCGAAACTATTTCTCCCGCCTGCAACGCTTCC